AGAGAAAGAGATTCAGAGAATTGCAACTGCAAATAGTAAGGGTGATTCTACAGAAGAGTTTGGATTATCTGATAAAGAAAAAGAACAGTTATTAAAAGATATAGAGGTTGTAGCAAAGGGAACACAGGATATAACGGATAATATTACAACACCGAAAGAAAACTAAATGGCTTGGACAGATATCAAAGATGATGATAATAGGCGTGATAATAATGAACTATTAACTTATAATTCTGCACTAACTTTACTAAAAGAAATTAATAGTGAATCTAAATTTTATGAGACAGAGTTGGCAGAAGTTTTGCATGTTTTTACTGATATTGAACATGAAAATTTTCCTCGTATTAATAATAAACCTGACTTGTCGTATGTGGGTGGAGTTATAGCAAGATATATTTATTCTGAACAAGGTATGAGAATAGATAACTGTAAAAAATTTAAACCATTGAATCCTCATATTAATACTTTACCAGTTGTAGGAGAATTGGTAGTGGGAATTAATTACGGAGAAGATGATGATAGTGATTCAAGATATTATTTGACCACTTTTAATAGAGAAGGATTTGCTTCTTTTAATGATGGGTTTAATAGTAGTATAGGTAATATAAAAAATACTTTATCATCAAATAATATAAACACACCTAATAAATTAGATTCAGATAGAAATAGTGGATTTTATTTTAAAAATAATAATCTTTCAAGATTACTTCCAGATGAGGGTGATACTATTATAGAGGGTAGATTTGGTAATTCAATCAGACTTGGTAGTTATCAAAGAGATGATAATACTAAATTGTCATCTAAAATTCATATTACTACTGGAAGAAATTCGATATTAGAGAGTGTCGTATCCGATGCATCTACAATAAAACTATCTGAAAATCAACCATCATCAGATTTACTTAGTTCAGCATTTATACCAAAAGCTGGAAGTTTTGAGACATCATTTCCTGAATCGGAAATATTTATTAACAGTAATCAAATTATAATAAATTCAAAAAATAATGGTAATATAGGAATATTAAGTAGTGGTAATATTACTATTGGTGCAATGGGAGATACTGTTTTTGAAATACCAGATGCAGGTGAAGTCAAGTTTGGTAGTGAAGATGCATCAGAACCAGTAGTGATGGGAAATGAATTAAAAAAGATTATAGATATACTTTTAGATGCTGAAATTGCTAAAAACGAAGCATCAATACAAGAAAAATTAACAGAGGCAGCAACTAAAACAGCTGCGGCTGGTGGAACACCAACTCCTGAAGCTCTTCAATTAACTAAAGAGGCTGGGGAGTTAAAGGCGTTAAATATTGAACATAAACAAACACAACAAACAGACCCATATTTGAGTCAAAAAATTAAAACAATATAGGAGTTACTATGAAGAAAGAACAACTCGTAAAAATTATTGAGAATGTAGTTAGACGAGAAGTTAAAAAACAAGTTAATCAGATACTTATTAAGGAACAAAGCCTTTCTAAGGTTTCTGCAAAAAAATCCAAACCTATAAAGAGAAAAACAGTTAAACCTGTCCGTAAGGAAGTGAAACAGTATACATCAAATTCAGCATTAAATAAAATTTTAAATGAAACAGTTGGTGGTATTGAAGGTCAGAGAAGTAATGGTGAATTTGATGAGTATCCCGATTTAGGTGGGGGAGTTTTTGATAGTTCAAAAATGGCTGAGGCTTTAGGTTATGGTGAAATGATGAATCCGGCGGACAAAGGTGAAGTCGCTCGAGAAATGGGAGCAGTTAAAACTATTAAGGAAGCTGGGTTATCAGTAGAACAAGTACCAGAAAATGTTGTAAATGCTATGACAAGAGATTATTCTGATTTAATGAAAGTAATTAACAAAGGTAAATAGTAAATGGCTACCGTAAGAGAAATAAATGAAAATGATGATGTATTTGTAGGAGTAACACTTCCATTTAAAAGAGGCCGTACGGGAGATTTTCAACAATCAAAAACTATTAGAGAACAGGCATTTTCAAATATAAAGAATTTAATTTTGACTGGTAAAGGTGAGAGGTTAGGACAACCTACTTTTGGATGTGATGTAAATACAATTATATTTGAACCAATTACCGAATCAACAGCAGATTCAATCGAAATGTCAGTTAGAGATGCCATTGCAACTTGGTTACCTTATGTAACTGTTCAGAACGTATATGTGTCTTATGATGAGCAAGATACTAATAAGATATTAGTACAAATAGAATATACTATAGATTCAGATGATGAGAATGCATTAGAAACTATATCATTTAATTTTAATGTAGGAATATAAAATGCCAGATTACGGAACAAATAAAAAATCAATTTCAAAAGAAATACAATATCTCGGTAGAGATTTTACTTCTTTAAGACAGAATCTTATTGAGTTTGCTAAATCATATTTTCCAAACACATATAATGATTTTAATGAAGCTTCTCCTGGTATGATGTTCATTGAAATGGCAGCGTATGTAGGTGATGTTTTAAATTATTATGTAGACAATCAATTTAGAGAATCTCTATTACATGCGGCAGAAGAAAAGAAAAATATTTTTAAAATTGCTCAATCATATGGATATGTACCAAAACTTTCTCATCCAGCAACTGCAGTGTGTGATTTTTCCGTAAAAGTTCCAGCAACTACAGATGATGATATTAGTTATAGACCCAATTTAAATTATGCACCAATTTTAAATGCAAATAGTATTGTTAGTTCACCCAATGGTACTGAATTTAGATTAATGGATGATATTAATTTTGCAGCATCATCTTCACTTGATGTAATGAATGTAGAAATATCTGATTTTAGTGATAACATTCCAACTTACTATACACTTACCAAAAAGGGTATAGTGGAATCAGGTAAAAAGACAGTAGAAGAAATTACATTTGGTGCAGCAGAAAAATTTAATAGTCTTGTATTGGGTAATACAAATGTTGTAGATGTTTATTCAGTAACAGATAGTGATAATAATAAATGGTATGAAGTTCCATTCTTGGCTCAAGATACTGTTTTTGAATCTGTACCTAATACCTCTGATAATGATCCAGAGTTAGCTAGTACTTCAACCGATACACCTTATCTATTAAAATTAATAAAAAGTTCTCGAAGATTTACAAAATATGTTCGTAGTGATGGAAAAACAGAATTAAGATTTGGAGCAGGAGTATCAGATAATCCTGACGAGGAAATAATTCCAAATCCAGATAACGTTGGTTCTTCCTTAGCAACAGGATTAAATAAACTTGATACTTCTTATGATCCAAGTAACTTTTTAAAGACAAGAACATTTGGTTTAGCACCAAGTAATACAGTTTTGACAGTAAATTATACATATGGTGGTTCTACTGAAGATAATGTACTTAGTAATGAAATTATAAATAAAAGAGAAATTTCATGGACATTAGATGAAACCAACTTAACTGATACAGAAGTAGTAAATACAAAACAGAGTTTGATTGTAACTAATAAAGAACCTGCAAGTGGCGGTTCAGGTGGTGAAACTGATCAAGAAATTAAAGAAAACGCATTAGCATATTTTAATACTCAAAATAGAGCAGTTACAAAAGAAGATTATATCACAAGAGTTTATTCATTACCACAAAAATTTGGTAATGTTGCTAAAGCATATATAGTACAAGATGAGGCATTGTCTAAGGAACAAACAATTTCAGAAAATGGTGTAGCATCAACTATTGTTAATAAAGTTCCAAATCCTTTAGCAATGAATTTGTATATGTTAGGATATGATAGAAGTAAAAATTTAGTTAGATTAAATAAATCTGTAAAAGAAAATATAAAAACTTATTTATCACAATATAGATTGATGACAGATGCTATAAATATTCGTGATGGATATATGATTAATATTGGAGTTAAATTTGCAATTATTACTCAACGTGGTTTTAATAAACAAGAGGTATTATTTAAATGTGTTGAAGAAGTAAAGAAACATTTTGAAATTGAAAAGTGGCAATTTAATCAACCAATTATTTTAAGTGATATTGCCTATAAGATTTCTTTAGTAGATGGAGTAGCAAGTGTTGTTCCACCCAAAGGAGATAATCCTGAAAAGTCTTTAGTACTCGTAGAAAATAAATGGAGATATTCTGAAGGATATTCTGGTTATGTTTATGACATAAAATCAGCAACACAAGATGGAATTATTTATCCATCACTTGACCCAAGTATATTTGAAATTAAATATCCAAATACAGATATTCAGGGTAGAGTAGTAGGAGATATTTAATGTTTTATTTCGAATTCCCCCTTACAGATACAACACTTTATGAGGCAACACCAAGTTCCTCAACCAATACTGGCATTGATGAAATTTTAGAAGTTAGAAAAGTTATGAACGATAGTGGTACTCAAATTGACGTATCGAGAATTTTAATGAAGTTTGACTATAGTTTTATTTCTAAATCTATACAAGAAGGTACTATACCAAGTACTGCAAAATATTATTTAAATCTTTATGACGCACAATCATCTGAATTGGCAGTAGAACAAGAGTTATATGCATATATGGTGAGTCAAAGTTGGGATGGTGGAACGGGATATTACAGTAGGGATCCTGCACTGAGTGATGGTGCTAGTTGGAAGTATCGTGATAATGATACTACAAAATCACAATGGGTAAGTGGTAGTGATACACAAGGTGGAACTTGGTGGACAGGTAGTATAGGTGGTACATCATCAGAATATGAAGTAAGTGCTTCATATACTTTAAGTTATGAAACTCAAGATATAAGAATGAATATTACTGATTTGGTTAAGAATCATATCTACTCAAGTTCAGCTTACTCTAATAATGGATTTATAATTAAGAGAGAAAATTTACATACGACTCAAAGTGCAGTTACTATATATGATCCTACATTATCAAGTGGTTCAGCTGAAGGTAATACTACACATTATGGTAATTTAAAATTCTTTTCAAGAGAAACCAATACAATTTATTCACCAAAGTTAGAAGTGGAATGGGACGATTCGAGTTTCAGTACAGGTAGTTTAGGTGCTGTTTCCGCATCCGAAATGGAAAATTTAACAGTATATTTTAAGAATTTAAGACCAGAGTATAGAGAGGATTCTAAGGTAAAGTTTAGAATAGTTGGACGTGAATTATATCCAGAAAGAACTTTTGCCTCTACACCAGCAGCTCTTACTACTAAATGGCTACCAAGTGGTAGTGGTCGAATGAATCAAGGAACGTATTATTCCGTAAAAGATGCAAGAACAGAAGAGGTATTAATTCCATTTAGTACTGGTTCAATTATT